ATCAGCATTAAACGAAGAGCCATTACCTCCACCACCCCAATAGGATGTACCACCTTTACCATACGCTGAACCGTATTGTGTACCTTGTCCGTGGTTATCATGTCCGTTTGCACCTTCTCCACCGTTTAAATTAATATCACCATTAGAACCTACACCACCAGTTCCTCCTTTATTTGGACCGTAGTTTCCTTGTTTACCACCAGCTCCACCAGTAGGACTTTGACCACCATCTGCGCCAGCAGCTCCTGCGCCACCGCCGCCTCCACCAGCTTGAAAATAAGTAGAAGGTGTATTACCACCATCATTACCTTGACCTACAACTCCTGATCCACCAGAATTAGCTCCACCAGGAGAACAACCAGCTCCGCCTCCGCCTGAACCGCCGTCTCCACCATCTTCACTTGGACTTGGTGATCTAACTCCGCCTTTACCGCCACCGCAAGCAGTGTATGTTACTCCTCCAATAACGATGTTTGAATTACAGCCTTGTGTAGAATGTGCTCCACCACCACCGACAGTTGCGGGTACGTTTCCGCATATAGATATATTTTGAATTTGTCTAACTCCTCCAGCACCGCCACCACCAGAAGATCCGCCGCCACCTCCAGCAACGACAAGAACATCAACTAATTTAGTTCCTGATTGTATACTTATTGTTCCGCTTGCAGTTTGTTTTGTTATTTTATCTTTACCAAAAGAAGCGCAATTGTTAACTCCTCGAATATTACCTTTTGTAGATGTAAGTTTATTTATTGCCATCAGCTATTAACTCCCTGTGGCTATCCATTCTGAATTTGTTGGATTCCACTCAAATTCTTCCTCTCCTAAATATCCTAACCAAGATTGATTTGCTTCGTTCCATTGAATTAAATAATCTCTTGTTCCGTCTTCTGTTTCTTTTGTAGTAATAGATGGTCTAGCTATTGGAGGTTCCCATACCCATTCTGTTGTATCAAGTGTCCAAGACGCAAATGGTTGTTGTGCATAGAATACATTGTTATCTGAATCATAAACCATACCTCTACCAGCATATCTTTTTCTAAATTTATTATTGTAAGAAGTCTGTTTCCATTCTCCACCGCCAAAAAGTTTTTTACAATAGAACTCTCCATCAGGATGCATATCTTCGTTTCCTAATGTAGTTATACCTGCGGGTACATCATTACCAATTACTACAACTCTTTTTACGATCCATTGTTGATTTGTAGTAAATCCAGTAGGATCAGTTTTTAATTCTAATTCACAAAAGTGAGCCATTTAAAACTACCTCCTAGGCGTCATTAATAATTTCGTATGAAATCAAACACTCTAAATCACTATTAGCAGAAGCAGTGCCTTTGATAATTTCATTTTCTTCTAAGTAGAAACCTGTATTTTTATCAATTACATTTAGAGAAGAATCAGCAGGTACAGATATTGTACTTGCGATTGCTCTGTCGTTTGAACCATCATTGTATTTGATAGTTACATCTGCTGCGTTAGTGCCATCAATGTTTGAAACTATTATAGAATTTATTTTGTAAACCGTGTCTGCAGCTGCTGTAACTAAATTTGTTTCTGTAGTAGTTAAAGCAAAGACATCCGTTTTACCATTAATAGTTGCAACATTAACTATATTTGGGTTTGCCATATTGTCCTCCTATTATCCAAATACTATCGCCATCGCAATAGCCTTTCCTGTTGTTATTCCAGCTGTAGAAAAAGATAGATTTTTACTTCCATCAGTTACTAGAGCTTGTCCACTACTACCATCAGAAGCTGGTAAAGTAAAGTATGTCGATGATCCTGCATTACCTATACCAGTAACATTTATATCACCTAAATCTGCCATAACATCAAGAATTTTTGAACCAGTTGAATAAACAACTGTTTTAGCACCTTGTTTAAGTGCTACACCATTTGCAGCGTGTCCTGTGTTAGCAAATGTTAATGTATAACTTCCTGTTGTATTATTGAATACTACATAATTTTGTTCTACTGCATCAGTAAACACATGAATGTTTCCAGATAATGCACCTGTAAATTCTAAAGTAGCATTGTGTACTTGGTCATCTGTTGTACTATCGTCAGTATTTGATGTTGAATTGTTTGATGTTAAAGTTACGTTTGCAGATCCTGCAACATTAGCAGCTTGATAACCAGATACAGAAGCATCTACTCTGTTTAAAACGTAATTAACTAGGTTACCCCAAGTTCCAGAATTTTCTCCAGAAGCTTGTCTTTCTAATTTTAATCTCGATGTGTAACTTGAAGGCATAATTCTTTATACTCCTAAAATTAATTTATGTAAATAATATATATTTGTCCTCATTTGTCTAGTGAATATTAGTCCAATTTTCTTGATTATTATCAACAATTGGATCCCAAAATTTTAATGTAGAAGAAGTTATATTAGCTTGATTTCCATCTATTGATAAGAAGTTTTGAGAAGTAGGAACAATATTAGCTAAAGAAATAGTTAAACTTTGTCCTGTAATTGTTAATATTTGACCTGTAGAAAAGTTCATAGTACCAACATTTGCATTAGCATTCATACCAGCAATTTCTATAATGTTAAAACTACCAGTTGTAATATCGCCTAAATTTATATTTAAATCTTGTCCTGTTACTTCTATTAAATTAGCAGTACCAGTAGTAGTTGTACCTATGGCAGTATTAGATTGTAATGTAGGTGTATTAATTGTTACTGCACCATTAGCCAGTACAGCAAATGTATTCACTGTTGCTGTGACTAAATCTTCACCAACAATTACAACTTTAACCTCACCTTCTAAAACAATATTACCTTCAGAAACATTTATATTTTCGCCAGAAATAGTTACATCTACATTACCTCTGGCTGTAACTGAATTTACAGATGAATTTAATGCACTTAATGTTGTAGTTGAAAATATATTACCATTTCCAGTTAAAACAAAACCTAAACTAGAATTCCAATCGCCTTCGTTCCAACTTTCTCTACTCCAACCAAAACCTAAATTTAAAGAAGTATCTAATTGTCCCGCTGTAGTTAAACTTATAAATGAATCTGGTGCTTGATTCCAAGTTGCAGAACTCCACGCACCTCTACTCCAACCAGCTCTTATTTCTGCATTTGCTGTAGTTGTACCTTGAGAAAGAGTAAGAGATTGTCCTGTAATTGCTGCAGCTTCATCATTTAATGCATTCCATGCACCTTTGTTCCAAGTAAAAGCACCATAAGCATTAGCAGAAGTATTAATTTGTCCACCCATTCCAGAGTGATAAAAACAATAATAATACAAAGTTGATGGTGCATCATTTGCAACAACAATTTGTGTATAAGCTCCCGCATAACCAGGTGTTCCAACAGAAGTTACACCAGTTGTATATGGCGCAGCTGGTGAATTATTATCATTAGTAGAAATTAATAAAGGATGACCATTATTTGAAGAATCAGATTGATCAAACCTATATGTTCCTGCAACAGCTAAATTTACTGTTGCTTGTGTGCTACCATCAATAGCATACTTATTGCCACCAGCACTAACAACTGTAACAGTGAATGTTGCTGTTACTGACATAAGGACTTCCTCCTTATGCTATTCTAATTAAGCCGTTCGATGCGTCAGCGTTAGGAAATTGCAACTCAAATGTTCCGTTAGTAGAAGTTTTTACACCACCAAAATCTAAAACTGCAATAGAAGAATTACTATTGTTTGCGTTATAGATTAGTGCAGCTTGAGCTGAAATAGTTGCATTCGAAAATGAAACATTATCAGCATCAAAAATAGCTGTTGTTCCATCTGTTGAAATTGCAACATTTGTTAATACAGCTCCACCTGTTGTGTAATTAGTACCACTACTTGAAATTTCATTCGCAGTAATGTAAGCAGCAGTGTTTTGATTTAGAGTTGCAGTATTGTCGTAAAGTGCACACTTTAATGTCTGAGCTTCTAAGTTTCCGCCAGGCGACATTAAGTCTTGCTTAAACGACACTGTTATCGCTTGAGATATTGCCATGTTTATTGTCCTCCAGTTAATGTATTCTCGCCTAGTGGACTACCAGGAAACTTGTAGTCAGTTCTTCTTCTTCTACGAGCTTCGTTGTTGATAGCAGTCACACTCTCGACATACTTTTGTTTGTATATATTATAGTCTTCCATGTTTTTTGTAAAGAGATTTGCTTCAGATAAACAACCATATAAAAGAGCATCCGAAGCATTTTCAGTATACCAATTTGTAGTATTAGTATTAGATAAAGGATTAATTCTTCCTTGATAACCAAGCTCTATGGTATAAACAGCATCTGGTGTTGGCGCTACATATAAAGTATTATCATCAAAATTAGAAAAATATCTAGGAGTAGAAGTTATAGAAGCATTAGGCCAATATTCTTGTACATATTCTAAAGGTTTAATTTCTAAAAATTGTCTTTCATTATTAACTATAATATTAACATAATTAAGTAACATAGGCTCAATAGCAGATGGTAGTGTTATAAATCTATCACCTATACTTGTACTAGATTGTACATTCTGATTAAAACCAACTGGATCTATTTCTCTAGATAATTTTTGTTGTGTATTATCTATGAAAGTATCTAATTGATTGGTAAAATCATTTCCTGTATTTTCAGCCCAAGTTTGTATATCAGTCTTTAGACTGGTGTATGTCATTGGCATTTTTCTTTGCTCCTTCTACTTCAAATTTAGTCCATACATTACCTGCAAATGGATAAGTTCCATAATGAGTTAATGGACTGATTACGTCAGCGAAAATTCTGCCACCTATTTTTTGCCATAATCTGCAAAAAGCATAATCTTCTGATAAATATCTATTACTTTTTTCATCAATAATACAGTCGAAAAATGCATAACAATTATCGCTAGAAAATCTTTCATTATTAATAATTTGATCGCTAGTATATTTTAAATTAGGATATGCTTCTTTCATTTTATAAAAAACTTCTTTTTTAATTAACATAAAACCAGTAGCTGCATCTAATACTTCAGTAAAACCATTTTTTAGCTTGTAGATTTTCTTCTCCGGTTTCTTTAATAAATTTAGGTACAGATTTCCAATCTATAGATTTTCTAGGATATATTCCACACGCAATATCATGTCCTGATTCTATTAATTTAATTACATTTTCTCCTCTAAATCCAATATCACTATCAATAAAAAGTAAATGTGTAAATTTTTCTGGCTCTTTCTTATCCATATCTAAAAACTGACAAACTAAAGTATTTCTAGCTCTAGTAATTAAACTTTCGTTACCCATAGTATTTAAATGTATTTGTATTCCTCTTTGTTGAGCTTTATGTATTGTGCTTAGAATTCCGTGTAGATAACCTTCGGTAAGTTGACCGCCATAACAAGGTGTTGCAATCATAACACCATATTTTTTTTCTATCGTCATGTAGACACTGTAACACTTCCTAGCGCAGTTGATAACAAATTTGTGCTTGCTTGTGCTATTCCAACTGCGGGAATATATCCAGCATTAGGTGGAAAGATAGTTTCTAGTTGATTAGGTACTCCACCAGTAGAAGATAAATTAGCTTGTGGTCTAGCATTTTGTAATGATTGTGCATCAGTAAAATATGTTAAATCTAATTGTGGTTGTTTAGGTTCAAATTCAGAGGTATGCACTAAAGATCCATTCCATTCAAAAACCATTTCTTGATATGGATATTCAAGTCCTGATCTGTCAGATATAGCTCTTGCATATTGTCCACTACTAAATTTATTATGTGGTGCTCTATGCGGTCTTCTTGATCTATCTGCTAATTTAGACATTAAGTGTAAAATCTATTTGTTGTTGATGGTAAAATTCTTGTAGAAGGTGTGTCGTCACCAGCAATTAATCTAGTATATGCTTGTTCATAATCTGCTTTTAATTCCATTCTTGTTTGAATATCTACATTCGGTCTTTTTTTAGAAAGATAATATGCCAAACCAGCACACATACATTCAA